TTGCTGCGTCTTGCGTGCTGTGCATTAGATAATTAACGCTAGTAACGCTCATGGCAGGCCCCCTATCCTTAGCACCTGGTTGGCGTGCCTTAAGTCTTCACGCTGGCCGGCGGTTAAATCTCTGATACCCTCTAACGCGCGAATAGTCCGGCGCGCCATTTGTTGGCTTTCTTCGACTGTCATCCCGCCTAACCCGCGAATAGTCCGGCCGCCTCCAGCTTCCCTGGTGCGCCGCAATTCGTCTGGCGTAACCCGCCGCATGTTGTAGATGCTAGAAACCCACGAATCCATCTCCAGCGCGAAGTCCTGCGTCCTTTTTGCCGTGCCTTTTCCAAAAAGGCTATCCGTCAACATGTCATCAAACGCCCTCCAGCTTTTATCTTCCTGGAACGCCATCGCTGTTGACCCCTTGTGGATCAACCCCTGGGCAAGCCCTATCGGCGTCTTTTTCCAAAAAGCGCCGGCGGCCCGCATCCCTTTGTCAATCCATGGATTCTGTTCTTGTAGTTTCGACCAACCGCCGAAAATCAACGCGAACCCTTCGACGGTTTCCGCGAGTGCCTTGATGCCACTGGTTACATGTGGCGACATTTCAATCACAATTCTCTGGCCGTAAGTTTTCGTTAGTAGCTTTAGTTCTGCCATTGCGTCGTTGAAGTCTTCCACTTTCTTCAATTGTTCAGCGGTAAACGCTGCTCCTAATCGCCGCAAACGGTTCTCCACTTTTCCGAGTCCATCGGCCCCCATTTTTAGCGTGTTTATTAAGTCGGTCCCCTTGCCCCCGAACAACAGAGCCGAAATTCTTACTTTATCTTGTGGCGGGAATCGCTCCATTGCGGTCGCAATTGCTTTAAATTGTGCGCTAGGGTCGAGCTTATTTAAATGAGCCGCCGACAACCCCATTTCTTCGATCACCTTTAACGCCGGCCCTGTGCCAACTGCCGCCTCAGAAATTACCCTGACCTGCATACGCAGCGCTTTATTCATCGTTTCGATAGCTACACCGCTTAGCGTCGCGGCATGGTGAAGCGCCATCAATTTGCCCGGCATAATCCCCAGCTTAGCCGATGTTTTAGCAATCGTGTCTAAACTTTCAGCAATTGAAATAAACGCTTTTGCCGACGCCCCCGCCGCCACCGCCGCCCCAGCCGCGGCCGCCATTTTCATAAACGCACTGCTTAGTGAACGCACCCCCTTGCCGGCCTGCTTGGCAGACTTACCGCTCTTCTTGGCCCCTTTGCCAAATTTGTTCAGTCCCTTCACGGCCTTTGCTGTGTTGGCTTGAACGTTTACCGTTAAAGCGCCTATTGCCATTAGTTACCCGCTAACCTTCGGGCCGCGTCTTGCTCGGCCTGTTCTTGTTCTTGTTGCCGTAGTCGATAAATCGCCATATATTCACCTAGCTCGTAGCTACTTAACGCTTGCAGTAGTTGCCGCGGTGGCATTTTAAACTCAATAGCCAACTCTAAAACAAACCGCCGGCTTGGCCGGCGCTCTAGTTTCCCGCCGTGTCCTCGTCGCCTAGCTCGATGCCTGACAACTTGGCCCCCAATGCAAACACTCGGTCCAACGCTGAGGCGCTTTTACGCCCTAGCTGGGTTACCTCCGACTCACGGCTACACAGTAAAACGCCATCGGCGTCACATAATGTTTTGCTAACCACCAGTGCCCGTAGGCCGCCTAAGTCAACTGGGCCGTTGTCGTTGGTTTGGCTCAGTTTGTCGCCCCATGTCGAGTCAAATCGGTCCCGGTCGTCTCCACTCATACCAACGACATAAACCACGCCGCCCCACTCTGGTACTTCCACCTCGACCGGTGTTCTATCCTGAGCCGCCATGATCTCTTTGAGCGTCAACGCCATACAAACTAGTCCTTAGTTAATTGTTCAGCCGCGGCTCGCCGGCACTCGTCGCGGTCGTGGTCATCCATAACAACTTGGCTGGTGGCATACGGCAGAAACTTTATTGCCTCGGGTTGCTCTGGCCTGGTGTAACCCACTCGTCGGTCGTTAAACCAGACGCAATATAGCGGCCCGTGGGCGTGCAGTACGTCAATCTTATTGCCAATCTGCGAGGCGCCTGCTGGTTTCGGTAGTTCAACCATAGCTACTAACTGATCGTGGTGTCTCCAGTTCTGGCTAGCACGATTTCCGCTGTCATCCGCTCGCCACTTTCTAAAGATCCTGGCGTGTGGCTTGTCAACACAGCATCAAATGAGTGCGAAGACGCAGATCCACCAGAGGGCGCCGGGTAGTTGATAACACAAGAACCAAGGTCACCGATCTGCCTTGCCCAGTCGTCGGTTGGATCGACGCTAATTGTTGCAGATACCTGACCGCCATCGATTCCACCGGCGGCCGATTTCGGGATGACGGTATTGGCGGCCATTCCTAAATGTGGAAATTCCACCATTTCACACGTGGTCGCCGGCGGGGTGATAGAGATTGCACTATAGCCGGATAAGATATTGCTGCCGGCGTCGTCCCCCCCGCTCTGTATCGTAAACGTCACCGAAGCGCCGTGTCCTGATTGGTTCTGTTGTGCCATTGTTTTATCTCCTCAGTTTAAAGTGTCGGCACTGGTTCGGAGTGATTCACTACGAAATCCAGCACCACCCGGCGCCGGCTTATGCTGGCACCTGGTTCTGGTGCATCAACCCGGTAATACCTATTATCCTTGAAGCAGTCGTAGACTGTGATGCCGCTATAAGTCCCGGTTAGTCCATCGAGCTTGTCAACGATTGCGTCTGCCAGGCCATTGGCCGCCGCTCGTGTGGTCGCGTGGCAGTCTAGTTGGACTCGCGACTGAGCTAATCCAACCTTGCCCGTCAGTGCTGACTCGGAATCCTCCGCGAACACAAAATAAGCCACCGCCGGCAATGTCTCGCCTTGTGATAGCTCGTCTGGCCGAAACCGCGAGCCGGCCAGGTCGGTTACCGTGGTCTCAGTCTTAAGTTGTGTGATAATCGCCTCGCCAATGTCGGCCATTTATTTACCTTTGCCTAATTGGTTCGCTTCTTTGATCCAGTCGCCGATATTGTCTAAAAATTTCTGCCTCGCGGCGCCTTTGTTGTCATAAAGTGCCGTTCGTAGCACCGCATCCTCTTTGACTTGGCCCGTAAAACGTCGACCAGTCGACCGCGGATTGGTTCCGTACTCTAGGAAGCCATAGTAAAACGTGTCACCCTTGAACAAATCGTCTGCAAAACCGACTGTGTAACCGACTTTAGAACGGCTCCTCTTGAGTGCTTTTGCCTTGAATTGACGCTTTATAAAGCCGCTTTTCACCGCTACGTTGCTTTTAACGCGTGGAAGTACGATAGATTTGGCAATATGCTTTGACGCTTCGCGCATCGCCTTATTCACGCCCTTGTTGCCGTGCTCGGAGACTAATTTTTTTATATCGGCGTCTAGCGATTCGATACCAGTTACCTCGTACTCTATTGGGGCTGCCATCATGAAACCTCGCCACAAGTGGCTACAATTCGCTCGCCACGGCCGTCAGGGTCTTCAATTCGCTGAATGTTCAGCGTTCGCCCGCTGTTTTTTATCCGCATGTCTGCGGTAATTGTTTTTGCGTCGTCGTACCGGAAAGTTAGCGTAGTTGCTGGGTTGTTTTCTGTTTGCACACCACGCCGCCGCTCGCCGCCACCGGTGCCGCGTATCTCGCAACGCACTGATGCAAGATACGTTGTCCAGCTTTGCGTCGGTTCGCCTGTGCTCAGGTACGTGTCGCTCTTCTGCTCAACACTGACCTGGTGCCGTAGTCTGCCGCCCCTCATATCTGCACCTCTTGCCCCCAACGAAACGCGGCCAGGAGGTCGGTTGCCGCTTGTGGTAGTACGGCGCCGGTGCCGCCAACCGTCACTTGCTCGCGGTTCTCGTAATAGTGCGCCACAAATAACATAATTGCCTGTTTAATTGCGGCGGGCACTTCGTTTGCTGACGCGTAGCCGGCAACGTACGTTATCTGGATTGGGTGCGCCGCGTCACTCGATACGCTAGGCCAACTCTTATTCTTGATTAAACAAATGCGGCCAGGCGTGCTGGTTGTGTCGGCGGTGTAATCAGTCGACGCGGTTAGCGTCTGCTCTGCTTCGCCCGTGTCCGTGTATCGCACCTCGGTCACTGAGGCCAGCGGCGGCTTGGGTAGTTCGATGAAATTGCCCGGCCAGGTGCGTAAGGTGTATTTGTAGGTCGTCGCCATAATGGCCCGGTCTAGTTCCCGTTCGCACCGCTCGCGGGCTGCCTCGATCAGCAAAGCTACCTGCACGTCTTCGCCAGCCGATAGCCGGAGGTGCCGCTTTGCCTCGGCCACGTCGACCGGTTCTTCGACGGGTTGTGTCGTAATCGTTAAAGCCATTGGGTTGCCTTAATAAAACGGCGAGCCGGCGTGCTGTGTCTCAGAAGTCACGCCGGCCCACCGGAAAGGGGGCTGGTTAGGCCGTAAATTTCAGCTCGGAGTAGGCGCTAGCGTCATGCACGTTGATGTCGTACTTAACGGTTGCCCGTACTGCCAGGTTGTCCTCGTCGAAATAACGCTCGCTTGAGGTTTGCACCCGTACACCGGCCCGGTCGCCGATAATGACCGCCTTATCAAACGCGCCAAACAGGCAATTAGAGCCGACCGAGGTTGACGCGGTTGGAAGCTGGTCTGTAAGGAACACAGGGTAACCTAAGAATGACGGTTGGCCAGCACCTGCTGCCAATGTAGCTAAAGTGTTGCCGCCAGCATCGGCCAGCAAATCGAGCATGACCGTGTGGTAGAACGCGGCCGAAGCAATCCAACTGGCACCGGTGGCCCAGTATTTAGCTCCGACTTTGCCCATCAATGCCGTGAGGTCACCCATAGTCGCCGCAGTCCAGTCGCCCGTTACTTCTGTAGACTGAGTAGCGGAGGAAACCAATCCAGTCTCTGACCCATAGCTGGACGTACCGTCGCCGTTGATTAGTTCATTGTCTTCCTGAATAGCCAAGTCAGAACCAATCTCTGCGGCCAGGTCGTCAATCACTGGGATGATTGCGTCGTCAACCAGGTCTTGCGAAACCTTCGCCAGGCACGCGCGACGAACGGCAGTTAAGGCCACTTGGCCCCAGGTCTGATCGTCGGCGGTAATCGCGGCGGCTTCCGATGGATAGTCCACCGTGACTGTTCCGGTTTTCTTGGGGATCGACAACGTGTCGCTGGTCATTGGAACAACGCGGCAAATCTGCCGGCTGATGCCGCTGACCTCACGGACGTTAATGATCGCGGCGCTAACCGGGTCTGGAACCAAGTAACCGCCGGCGCTGTTCGTGCCTTCGGTCGCTGTTGCCAAGATTGGCGAACCGTAGCGGGCTGCCAGTTGTTCAGCTTGCTCGTCACGTCGACCGGATTGAAGTGCCACAACCGCTTTAAGCCATTGGCCGGCGCCGTAGGCTTCGCCAAGTTCGTCGTCTTTGAACGCCTTGAGTTTGCCAGCAAACTTGTTTTTAACCGTTGGCAATTTTGCCTCGGCCTGGTACGCGCCTTCAATCGGTGCCTCTTCGGCAACCGGCTGAAGTGATCCGGCAGAGATCAGGCTTTGACGATTTGCCAAAAGTCGCTTTTGCTCGCTAACGACCTTTTCAAGTTGCTGTTTCTTGGCGGTGATGGTTGCCAGTTCGCCGGCGTCCTCGTCCATCAACTCGCTCCAGCGTGCTTGCTGGGAATCGTCGAGCTGTTCGCCACTGTCGATGATTTTAGAAATTGCTTCGGCCTCGGCGTTGACTTCGGCCAGTTGCTCAAGGGTTGCGTTGAGTTGTTGCTGAGAATTCACGGTTTCGGTTCCTATTGCTTGTAGGTGGCCGGCTCCGCGCGCACGAAAAAACGGCGGCGCGAATTGCCGG